AGAAGTGCGAGCGTGGCATTGATGCTTTGAGACAGTACAGGCGTGAATACGATGAGAAGGGCATGACGTGGCGCTCAAGACCATTGCATGATTGGACTAGTCACTGTGCTGATGCCATGAGGTATCTAGCTATAGGTTATAGACCCACATCTAACTGGGGTGAGCCTATCAGACGAAACCTTCAAGGGATTGTATAAAAGTGGTATAATCGGGCACTAAATTACACTCAAATGGAACTCTAATGTCTAAGAAAACAGCAGCTAGCAAACTGATGGATATGTTCTTTCAGGAAGGTGATTACGACCCACGATATGCTATGCGTAAGTTAGACCCTGTTGTTGAGCAAAGACCAGTAATAGAAGAAATACCACTTACATTAGAGCAGCTCGAAGGCAGACCATATTTAACTACCATGTCAGACAGGACAGCAGCTGGTGGGTTATTAACTGGCTTCGGTGACAAGCAGCTGGGCTACCCTGTTAACCTTACAGGTGGTCAAGACTTCATGAGAGACTTCACACAGAACCCTAACCTATGGGCGTCTGGTGATACAGTTGTGCCTAAGATGGTTAAGGCTGCAAGAGAGTTAGAAGCAGAGTTTGGGCAGCCGCCAGTATTGATGCCGTGGCGTATGGCTCCAACAGGGTCAGACTTTGCTGGTATGACTGGCAAGACAATGTTGAGTTATGCAGCTGGTAATATGCCTACTACATTCAAGCGTGAAGTAGATGGCTTTATGAAATTGTATGTGCCTGACTGGAAAGGTGTAGATAACCCAGCAAGTGGTGCACAGTTTGATGCGCTGCCAGATGGAGCAAGAAAACAAGTACAGCAGCAGTTAGATAAGCTATTTAGAAACAAGGGCGGTACTACGCTGCCACAATCACGCCTAGCTATTGCTGACCAATCGCAGTTGACTGCACCAGTAGGCGGCTTCAAAAACGTAGGACTAATAGATACCTCACAAGACGCACTGCGTGGAGCAGGTAACCCAACATACCCATCAGCACTAGCAGGTGACTATCTAGGCACGTTAGATACAAACGTAACTGCAATGGACCTAAACCCAGCACGCTATGCACGCGCACGCAACCCTGACGGCTCGTTTGTTGAAGGACCAGAGGGTAAGGACTTGTTAAGCACTAAGACAGCTCCTAGACGCTCTATGGAAGTAAACTACTACGGTGGGCTGCTAGATGACAAGTTGCTGCGTGACCTAGAGGACCGTGGATTTAATGTGGGCAAGAAACAAGGGGGCTTCGCTAATATAGGATTGCTGCCAGCGTTAGCAGCTGCTGGATATACTGCTCTTAACTTGTTTAGCCCAGAAGAGGCAGATGCAGCTATAGTGCCATCAGCGCTAAGGTCTATAGCCTTAGATGCAATGGCTGACGTGCCACGCAAGAAGCCTACATCATACACTGGCTGGAAGAAAGCATTAAACAAAGCTGGCATCAAAGATGACGAGCTAAAACAGATGGGCTTTAAGCGTGAGTTTGAGTTTAGGCAGCGGTCACAAGATATCACAAGGAAAGAGGTAGAGGATTTCTTAGCAGAGAACCAGTACAACATCAGGGAAGAGACGCTACGTAAAAGAAAAGTATTTGGCGAAGTTGTGCATGACCCAGAGTTAAATACCTACAATGCAGTGATGCCAGATAGGCGAGACGATGAAATTTTTCACACAAGGCAGTTTGCTGAAGATTATGTAGCTCGCAACCCGATAACAGTAAATGATGCACCGCACGGAGCTTATACGCTTACTGGCGGTGATGATGTGAATTACCGTGAAATCTTGCTGATGGATGGTCCTGAAGCAGACAAGTACGAAGCCATAACTAAAAAGATAGCAAATGTAGAAGAGCAGCTAAAAGATGTATTAGGTGCTGGACCTGATGTAGTTGATTATGGAGATTTTAGTAAATTTAACAGGGCGCAAAACGCGCAGAGAGAGCAGCTGCTAGATGAGCTAGGTGGCTTGAAAGAGCAGTTAGATTTGCTTCCACAGCCATTCATTAAGAGCAGTCACTACGATGAGAAAGAAAACATATTGTCACATTTACGTGTAGCTGACCGTGACCTAGAAGATGGCAGCAGCACACTGATGGTAGAAGAAATACAATCAGACCTACATCAGCATGGGCAAGAAGTTGGCTATTCAAACCCACGAGAACTAAAAAATATACAAGACCAGATAGCTGAGCTAAGAACAGACAGTTACGCTTTAAGTGATATTGCATTGAAAAATTGGGCAGAAGTAAATATGCCTGAAGATTATGCAAAGTTTTATACTGAAGGTGGTATGCCGTACGATGAAAGAATTGAAGCATACAATAGATTGAATGTAGCTTTCGAAAAAGATTTCAAGCAGCGTACAGGCAAAGACATAAATGATGAGCGAGAGCGAATGCGCGATTTAAGGCGCAGCTTACAAAGCAAACAACTAGATATGCTTTCAGCTGCACCAGATATGCCATTTAAGTCTGATGACAAGTCTAGCTGGTATGACTTAGCATTTAAGCGCTCACTGATGGAAGCAGCTGATGGTGACTACGACAGCATATCATTTACTACTGGGCAGCAGCAGGTAGACAGATATGGTGAGTCAGCAAAAGGCGGTGTTAAGACGTTCTACGACAAGACGCTGCCTAATCACATTAACAAGTGGGCTAAACAATATGGCGTTAAGCTAGAGCGTAAGCCTATAAGAGTTGGCGAGAAAGATTACAGTGTAGATACGTATGATGATGGCTCATACTATGTGCGTAATGAAGAAGGCGGAATCATAGAAGATTTCGATAGCCTTGAAGAAGCAGAAGCGTACATCAAAGAGCATCATGAGATACAGGATGTATACACACTGAAGATACCTGAAAAGATGCGTAAGGATATACGCGAGAAAGGTATGCCATTGTTTGCACAGACAGGTTTAACCATTGGGGGTGCAACAGCTGCAAGTGGTTTGTTATCGCCTAAAGCACAAGCTAACGAGGCTAGAATGCAGGGCTTGCTTAGTGATTCTAAAATGCGTCAAGAGGTGGTAAAAGGTGCTGCAGTAGTGCCTGATTTAACAGCTGGTTTAGTAGAGCAGTTTGGGCGTGATTTAGTTAACTTTACTGCTGGCACTATAAACCCAGATTATGGAGATATTGCAGAGGGCAGCATATTCCCAGTAACTGAGGGTGGCAAGGCTACGTTGAGTAAAGCAGGCGAGGCATTTATGAAGTATGCAGCGCCAACGCTAGCCAAAGGTGTCAATTCGTTATTAGACTTTGAGCCTATGATTGGACCAACAGCGCGCGACCAGATGAAGTTTGTTGCACAGCAGTATGAAAAGCTGCCTGAGTCAGTAAAAGAAGAGGTCACGCCAAGATTAGGTTATGCAGGTTTGCTAGCTCTTACAGCAGTACCAACTGGCGTGGCAGTAAAGAAAAGCATACAAAAACGTAAAAAAAGTAAACAACAGTGACACCCATAAATTTGTTATAATCGGCTGACTTACTGGAGCCAATAATGTCAATATCAACATTTGCAGAGTTAAAGAGCAGTATTGCTGATTTTCTTAACAGGTCAGACTTAACTACTGTTATACCGTCATTCATCAGTCTTGCTGAGGCGCAGATTAACCGTGACGTGCGTCATTGGCGCATGGATAAAATTACAGCAATTAATACGAACGCTGGTGTTGGTGAGTCTATATTGCCTGAGAACTATCTTGAAACTAACAGTGTAGCATGGGCGTTTGATGGCGGACACATGAAGTCATTAAACTTTGTAACAAACAAGGTATTTGCTGAAAGAAAGTACAATGCACAAGGTACGCTAGGCACGCCTGAAATATTTTCATTTAAAAACAATGCAAATGTACCAGCTCATTTTATACAGATATTGCCAGCACCAAGCAGTAGCGGGTTTGTAACAATTGATTACATGGAAAGAGTGCCAGCATTATCAGACAGCACAACAACTAACTGGCTGCTATCAGAAGCACCAGATATCTATTTGTATGGCTCACTATTACACGCTGCACCATATCTGCAAGACGATGAAAGAATTGCTGTATGGGCACAACTATATGGCGCT